CGACAGTCGATCTTTGTTCAATGTCAGCATATCCGCCGACTACTGTCATTCCACGTCCACATGCAGTTTCGTAAGCTTCTTCAATTGTTGTGACACCTAATGTGCCAGTTTTCCCTTTGTCACTTGCAAGTACCGCTAACTTTTGCCCATCACCATAGATCGGTGTTTCACTATAGTCTGCTTCAAGAGCAATTGTTTTGCCATATGCAAGATCCGCAGGAGTTCCCCAGACACCTAGAGTTTTCACAGCAAATTTAAGATTTTTTACGTTAAACAAAAATAATTTTGATTTCGCCATTTGGTTTAACCTCCCATTTTTTTGACGAATATTTGATACGTTTTATTAAGATGAGCATTGAAGGTTCTTTTGATAAATGGTCTTCCTTTAATCCCATATTCTAATAATGAGCTTAAGGGAATTCCACCTTTTTGATGAGAAAATTTCTTAGGTCTAGCGGCCACTTTCGTATTTCCGATATACCTAACACGTTTGTATTCCATTTTCCGATCCCACGATTGCGCAAATCCACCTGAGTTTCTAGGCGATTGAGCTGCGAGTTGATCTTCCATGTACTTACTGGCATCATCTAAAGCTGACTCAACTTTCTCAGATACTTCTTTTTGATAATCACTGATAATATTTTTAAACTGCTTGGTTAGTGATAAATCACTACTCATAAATCAAGCATTCAATCGTATAATCGATCGTAAACTTATCAGTGGTTGAATCAAAGCTTTTAGCTGATTTCTGCTCGAAGGTCCATTTATTGTTAATGAATGCCTGGTTGATCAAAGTCATGAGTGCCGAAAGGTTTCTTGATTGTGAATATATTGATACAGTTGCGACCACTTTTCTACCGACAACAAGTCCATCTGCAAATTCAAATGGAATTTAAAGTGTCAATGTCAAATATTACATAGCTATTCTTTCGAACCGCTTTGTCTTCCTTCTGGAATGTTTCCCAAAAGATAATATCTGATGTCGTCACAATTTGCTCCGGAGTAAGTGTGATTCCGTGAACTAGTCCAGCTTCCGTTAACACATCTACTATTGATTCATATGCCTTATTGTAAGCTTCGGATACGGTTAACATTCATATCACCATCCTGTGTATTCAACAGCGGTATAAGTATTTGGCGATACTTGGTGACCACGTATGACAATATCTCGTCCTTGTTGAAACTCATAGTTATCGATTCCATCAATTGCGTATGTATGTCCATCCCACTCGATGAACATACTTTGATTGATGGTTCTTTGATTAATCGTAAATTGAATATCACTGCCATCCTGTATGGTTTGATTCGTCGCCTTTTCAAAGGCACTCAATTGTCTTACATGTGCACAGAGTGTCGTGTTGTTTGGATGGATGTACTTTTTCTTATTACCCAACTCTGTTTCTATTTCGCTAAAAATTTTGATCATTTTGTCTTTTATGACCTGTCTTTTCATGATTCAACGACCTCGCCAGTTTCCAGCTTAGACTGAGCAATTATTTCCAGATCAATCAACAGAGACGAAATACCGAATGTATAATCATGTTCTTTTTTATACGTCGAGCCCTCAAAATGAATAGTCCTGACATACATCATTGCACATTGCTTGGCTAGTGGTTCGATTTCTGAATCGTTTTCCCATTCATAACCGGTCTTTTGTTTCAAGTAAGAGGTAGCAAGTTTTGCATAATGTCTTGCTCGAGCAGCGCTGAAATCAGGATCCACATAAATTGCTTCACGTACTTCGGCATCAGTCAATATTAGTTTTACTTCATCAGCCATGGCTTACTACCTCCCTTGAAATTTTAGGCAACTAAATTTTTAATTATTTGACTAGGTTTTTAACTTTAATTTTGCAAAAGCTTTTGTGTCAAGAACTTTACCATCGACAAGAGCATGTCCACGATAGACAGTAGTCACTTTAGCAAATCCAACTGATTTGTCTACTGCGATTTCCGGTGTCTTGCTGAAGTTAACTTGATATCTTTTCAAATTTCCAAAGAAGATTTCGTCGTCTTTGATTTCATCATAGACAACAACTGGAAATCCTGAAAGTAAACCTTGATTTCCGTTTTCTGGATTTTGAACAAAAATTGGTTTCTTGACATCATCAAGGATTTTGTTTACAAAATTATAGAGCATTTTTGTATTCATATAGAATTTTGCTCCACGTTTGTAAGCGGCTTTTGTTAAAGCAAGAAGTCCTTGTGTTTCTGAGTAAGTGATTGCAGTGTTCGCAGCTGTAGTGATTAGATTGGTACCTTCAACCCAAACAGTCGAATCGATTCCTGTAGGTTGATTGGAAGATGAACCTGCGCCATAGAATACGGCTTTATCAAGAGCAACTGCCATCTTTTCAGATAGGTTTTGAACCAACCAGGATTCGAAGGCATCAATACTCATTAGATCCATTTGAGCAGTGATTTCGATTAGTTTAATCAAATCATGCGCTAAGAATGAAATGTGCGTTAAAGTATCGGTTCCAGTGGATCCGCCTGCTCCTTCAGCTACCCATGCAGCATCTGAACTTGCATCTTCCTTCGGTAGTTTGAGACCAGGGATTTCGGTAATGGTGACTTCAGACATGATGATTCCTGCTTGTGTTAGGGAAGTAAGAATCATATTGGCGGTAGTTGTTGGTAATGCTGCACCGCCTGAGGATGATCCAGAAGTAATAGCCGTTCTGTAGCAGACTTCTTCTTCTGGTGTCAACGTTTTACGCATCAAGGTTTTCAAGAATGCACTACGATACAATTTATCCTTATCGGTTGCTGTGTTTTCTTGTCTTGTGACGATTGGAGTTCCATTGATGCCTTCGAATCGGCTTCTTAGACTTGCTTGATGATCAAGAAGTGCTTTGCGTTCCGCAATAAGAGCGTCGAGTTCTTTCTCGTTGTCGGCGGTCACTTCACCCTTTTCGACAAGCGCTTTTAGTTCTTGTAGACGTTGTTCGATTTCAATTAGTTTTTTCATCGGTTGATGCCTCCATAATTTTTATTTTCATTTTCATTCTTATCTTAAGATTGTTTCTGCGATTCGCTTCGGCCTCTACCGCCATCTTTGAATCCTCTAATTCCTTGATGGATCTCGCAAATACAGACGTGTTGTCATACGCTGGTAAATCGACCAGTGCGATATCATACAGTCTTTCAATCTTTTTGATCTGCCTAATGGGTAATTCTTTTGGATCAGTTGGCCAAATCCATTCTGTACCATCTTTGGCGATGGAAAATGCAAAGCTACATTCATCCAATATTCCAGACTTAACAGAGTTGTAGATATCTCGATTGGATTGAGTATCTGCAAGTTCTGCTTCAAATCTCAATCCCACTTTATCCACTTCCAGCTTAAGACTCTTGTTTTTAGTGGATGCCATGGCGAGATATGAGTCTTCATGATTGTATTTCAAGGGTACTTTCTTCATATCTGTATTATCGAATGCACCAGGTAATATTACTTCCACGAACATTCCAGCAATGGTAGTCTTGTTTGAAAATGTTGCTGCATATCCCTCGATAATCATCTTCTTTTTTTCGTCTTCAGCACGAAAATTCATGTTAGCGACACTGCGTTGTTCTTTAGGGTTATTGTTAATTTTGTCTTGTTGTTCTTTTGTCAACATTGCCTTATTCCCCTTCCTTTGATTGTTTTTTCTTAGCAGAATCCACATCCGCATAATTCAATGACACATATCTAGTATCGCCATCATCAAGTGGTGACATGTTTAAGAGTTGTCTATACTCATTGACTGAGAATATTCCAATCTCTTTTGTGGCCATGATTAAGTTATTTTTGGTAGCTAAGCTCGCAACTTGAAGCATATTAGATGCAATGTGAATACGATTGCCCTGACTGTATTCACGGTCAGTAAATAACTTCCTTTCAAGCTCGTTTTTAAGTTTTAGAATAAATGGTTCTAGATTAGTCTCATAATACGACTGCCATTGATTCTCATTGAAATTACCTAAGAGAATGGGATCGTCGATATTCATGTACTTCTTGATTTTCTTCTCAAAAAATTCCATTTCTTCTGCGTTAGCATATTTAGCTGAGGAGTCAACTTTCTGAAACGTTGTAGTACTGTCAAGATATGCAATTCCAGTTCCATCTTTCGTAAGATAAGTTTCAGCGAATGATTGAGCCTTCTTCTTGCGATCTTCTTCCTTCATTGCAGTTGAGGTCGTTAGAATGAAACGTAGAAATGCGCTTGTTCTGATTGCATTTTCTACTCCATCATAGTTGGTATTAATAACGCTTATCACTTTATTGATGGCAGGCGAGGTTTCACCAAAAAGTTCTGATAATGCAACGTGACGGGCAATGTGTATCATATTTTCGCTACTTGTATAGATGATTCTTCCATCCACTTGAATCTTGTAGATGAAATCGCCTGTCTCTGGATCATATTTTACTGTCATGTACGTTGGATCCACAATCCACATTGCTCTGAGTGGTTCGGACATTTTAGAAGAATCAGTATACCAATCAAGATAAATGAAAGCATTATTGTCTAGAAAATAATTTCTAGCTACTTTTTCATAAAATGCACCGGCTTCAGTGATTGGATTAGGTGATAACGATAATATTTTTTGTAGATATGGTTTTGTTGGTTTATTGTTAAGTAGTGGTACGATTTGGATTTTCGAGCAATGAGTTGCGTTTGTCTGAACCGCTGACATAAGTGTATCGTTTAACTTTGGATTGCTCACACTTGAAAAAAAGGGTCTAAATAAATCTACTAATTGTGATTCAACTTTTGTCGGTGTTTTTAATTTTTTACCGAATAGTTCCGAAATAAGCCCCATTGATTCACTCCCCTTTTCCCAAATAGTAATCTTTGTTTTTACAAAGTGATACATAGCAGTTCAGTATCGTAGCTACTCCGTCAATCTTACGTTCATAGGATCCTTTTTTGGGCATATAATTGCCGTTGCGGTCCGTGACAAGTTCAACGTTTGATAAGCACCATTTTGTGACTGGATTATTCAAATAGATCAGGTCCTTGCTCTTGAGATTTGCTTCCATCTCTTGCATTGGCACCGATAACGTTTGAAATCCTTGATGTGTTTTGATTAAGACATGCTGCCGTGAATAACCCATGGACTCTAGCTCTTCGATCAGATAACCTGCAGAATAAGCATCATAGTTGATATGTTGATACATATATCCATACTTATCAAATTGCTCGTAGATATATTCTGATACATCTTTGTAGTTAATCAAATCTTCACCGGATGCTCGAATCAATCCAAGCTTTTCCCATGTTCTAAGTGGAATCCGTTGATTCACGTCGGAATCTAAGTACTTACGTGTTGCCCAGTATTGCGTTTTAACCACGATTTTTTGGCGCTCTACATCAAATAACATTGTAGTGAATGCTGTTAAGTCATTCACTCTAGATAGGTCTAGACCTCCGATTACTACAGTATTTTTGAACTTTAATAGTTCATCATCAGTGTATGTTTCTTCGTTGTTCAACGTATCGAATGTAAGCCATGCATGTCGACTGTTTTGCCTCACATTAAATGACTTACAAAGTAAATTGATTAGTTTTGTAGAGTCGGTCTTTGCTTTCTGAATTTCTTCGTACAATCCATTAATGGACAATGAGACTCCTAAATTGGGATTCGCTTTGATTGCGTTCCTGATGTCAGACCACTCTGATTCATCATCCAGTTCATAGCAAAACACTAATAATCTAGGATCTTGAATGATGTTGTTTAGAAAACGCTCATCAGCTTCATAAATTTTGTCAAATGTTGATGATCGTTCTACTCCCATGGTTGTTGTAATCAATTCGATTGGCTGTGTGCGGACCTTTGATGAATCCCACAATACGTCGATGATATTATCGTCCTTAATCGCATGCAACTCNTCTATGTGCGACAGATGTGCAGCTAGTCCATCTAGCTTNTNAGACTCTTTTGATACTGGTTCATACTTGGAATCTCGATAAGGTTNNGTNTAAATCCCATTGACGAGNGCAACNAGCCTCTTTTTCAACACTGGNTTNTTNTNGATCATCCTTTTTGCCATATCCCATGGAATCTTNGCTTGATCTCGCTTGGTTGCNGCACTATAACACTGTGCACCTTTTTCACCGCCTGCGATTAACTCGTAAATGATGATAGCTGCAGAAAGAATTGTCTTACCGTTCTTTCGAGCGATGTATAAATGCAATCGCTTGTGCTTGCGGTGGCCTGTCTCTACGGAAACGAATCCATAAAGTGCTGATATAATTGCTTTCTGCCACAGCTCTAACTTGATTTTCTTTCCTGAAAATTGACCATCCAGGTGAATGCAAAACTGCTCTATAAATGCGATTGGTATATTGGCATATTGTTCATCAAAAGCANTATTGTTCACGTCGATACACTTCCCCCATCAATGCCATAGTGATCGATATAGTTGCTCTCTGGATTGCGNATTAGATCGATTAAACGGTCCATTTGTGTTCTAATCTTTTGAGAGACTAATATGTCACCAGCTAGAATTTTGGAGTAGTATTCTTCGATGTAGTTCATCCAGAATTCTTCCTTTTCTTGACTGATTCCATGAACTCTTCAAAGTCATCTACATCAATCATGTCAGGTACAATTTTCATCAGTTGGTTTAAATACATCGCATGACTTTTGACTGCGTTTTGGTATTGATCCACAAAGGAAGATTTCTTAATTCCCTTTTGATTTTCGCCGTTTTGATACTGCTCAACATACCCATTAATCTGAATGAGTCCTCGCAATTCTTCACACATAACTGTTTGAAAAGAGAGCTCTTCTATGATGTTTTTTGCCAATACTTGCTTGTTTTCGTCTAAATTTTCAATGATTTTCAAGAGTTTTCTTCGTACTTGTGCGATCTTCTTTTTTTTCTCTATATCATCAAATATTCTAGATACTAATTCGTGCTCAGGCATGAGACTACACCCCCCTCGTGTGTGAGATTTGT